GTAGAATACAATCTATACGAAGGACTCACTTCACTGCATTCATCTTATAACTGGATACCCTTCATAGAAGATGAGTTAGGTATCAACCTACTCGAACGTCTCATGCATGAGATAGACACCAAAGACACCCAAGATATATTCATCAAGTCATGGTGCAATCTATGGACAACTGGAAAGGGTATACAACCACATAGACATGCAGCCCTAGAATACGAGACAATCGGTAAGAATGAATATGCGACGATTAGGGAACACACACCTTACGAGGACATGGCTAGGAATCACATGATTAGCGGTAATATATTCCTTAGTCATAACGACCACAGAGAATACGGTACATGGTATCAACATAAGGGTTGGATAGAGAATATCCGAGGAGACTTACATTTATTCAGTCCACTTATCGTGCATTCCGTAGACTCTAACACGAGACAAGAGCCTAGAATGAGTCAGGCATTCGACATCCATATAGACGGACACGTCTGTGGCATTCACCTAGACCCTATATCAATATACAATAGTGGAGACGGTAGAGACAACTTCGTACACGTAGAGATTAGTTAGACTTCTCCATCCAACCAACCGTACCACATACATTCACATTCATAATCCAACGATTGACATCCATATTATTCTGATATGAATGCACAGACCTATCAGAAGGTCTAAACATATATGCATCATTGACCGCCCATTCATGACACCATACACGAGACCGAGACGCTCCATGAAACATCGTAGGATTACCCATATCACTCATAGGAACAAGTATAGTTAACAGCTTCTTACTACCCTTATCAGTATGCATGGGATACAACTTAGAGTTAGGGGGAGAACCACGTAGAGATTCATCCGTATATGTGGGTGGGTTATCATGATAGAACCTCTTATCAACACCTTCTATATGAGTGAGTTCACATACTTCATCCCAGTTATCAAGAAACCATTGAGTCTTTTCTCCAATAAACTTTGAGGGAGTGTGATTAGGTCTAGGTAGGTTTACTCTACAGGATGGATACACCTCGGGAGATATGGGTGTAGTAGGTATTCTAGACTGCAGAAAGTCCAATTCAGAGGGGGTGTAATAGTTAGGTATACGGAATATGTGTCCATAATCATCTACATCGGGGGTGATTGAATATAATTCAAAGGGTATCATGGTGGACTCTAATATATTGTGTGTAGTAGTGTGTCAAAGTGTGTAATAATAATGGTATTTATACGGAGTGGTGGGAAGTGGAATAAAGTGGGGTTAGGTGCTGTTGTTCGGAGAGGTTAATCACATATTTAGTTTGGAGTCAATGGCCCTCAGAGGGGTGCAGTGGTACTCTAAGTATATCACAGAAAGCCCGTAGTGTCAAGGCACGCAGACCTTCGGCGAGAGGCCTTGACAGTGGTATGGCTTTAGTGGTATACTAGCTGTATATGATAAAGATAATAAAGAAAAACGGATTGTTGGATGCTGATTTCATTCAAGCACTCCCTCTGTTCATACTCCCTATACTATTAAAGGTGCTTGGCGGATGATGAATGGACTAGAAGGTATTCATATCGCTTCTAATATACCTGTCTCTATAGAACTCAATGACGTAGAGATGTCGTATGCATGTGATAATGACCCTGTTAGCTCTAACGCTTCATGGGAGTATATGTGTGCGATGGTGTATGAGCGCCTGGGTATCGAGATTATTGGTCAGATAGAATTAAACGAAATCATCATAAAGGGGGTTGCAAGACCGTTCCATTGATGATATAATAGAGTTATACTTTATATTTACAGGAGTTGAACTGAGAATTGTACTGTGGATTGCTTTGAGTTAAGTCTCAGTGGGTCGTAACCGAAAGCGCGTGTGGTGATGAGAAGCGCCACCTCTGTATGCCTTGCTACTACGGCGTTTCCGAGTGGCCTTGACAAAAGCATACGCTTATGTTATAATAGGAGATACATCTATGAAATGGAATACTGTACACGTATACAGTATTGATACCAAAGTCGTTAAGATTGATGGTAGTCATACGTTGCTCAAGCGCACAGAGAAACCTGTGAGCCTCTCAGAGGGTCTCAGCATCTGTGCAGAGCTAGAGAGGTATAAACACGTAGTCGAGTTACGTAGAGCGTCTTAGAACAGTGCTACGGGACTCCTAGGTATTGTGGGCAGCAACTCAACCCCCCTACCTAATAGCTCTGTGAAGCATTATATACTACTACCGAGAATTTTTTTTTCGGGTAAATTTTTGAGTTAAATAGGAAATATTATATTATGATAAAACCAAAATTACACAGACGATTCATCCTATGGGTGGTAGACAGTTGGAAACTAGTAATGGATGTGAGATACAATCCTCTTAAATACGTTCCCGACCCTAGTCTACAAGCATACTTCATGTTAGTACTCTTTACTATGTGGAGTGGATTCTTCGGATTCCTTTGCACATTCTACCTAGGATGGTATGGTTATTCTATTGTTACCAGTATATTCATACACGCAGGTGTCCTTATCCCTATACTCGTTACGAATGCAGTCTTTGTGGATGCAGAGAGAGACGGACATAAGTGGCATGAAGAGTGGAGACGTGAACAGTCTAAGTTTAAACTGTTTCTGAATCGTACTAACAATGGTGTCCGTATACTATGGGATATAGATAGAGAAGCATGAGTATTAAGTCACGTAAGATACACAAAGAAACCTTTACCACAGTCTTTACAGGACTGTTAATTAACTATCCATTGAATCTAATAGGTTTGTGGATATGTATAGACCTATTAGAATGGACTGATTCGTTTACCATAGGTACAACCATTACTGCATGGATGACAGGTGTAGCTTACACACGTGTGTATATCATACGTAGACATTTTTATAATAGGGGTGGTGCATAATTGCACTCACTCGGGAAGGGGACAGGGAATCGAACATCACCAAGTCCACAAATACTTACACGACATGCGTGAAACCGTATTCCCATCCCCCCAGTTTTATGGTATAATAGACTTATGATAAAATATTTAATACCCCTTACATTTCTACTCAGTAGTTGTTCTATGATAGAGACAGCTATTGAAATAGAAGAAATTATTAACGACCCTTATAATGATTACATCGATTACCCTACCAATTGGGAAAGATGTGAGTGGTTATTAGAGTTAGACACGGTAGAACAATGGCAGATGTGCATATGTGAGTGTGTCGTATGAGATATGGTTCTATGACTCATTCCTTCAGTGGTAAGAAACGTAAGACCAATGCATGGAAAGTCAAGACTAAGAAGGCTTCTGATTATAATTGGGACGTTAGAATAAAACCACCAGCTCCTTACGTGCGTGAGAGTGTATACTATCCGTCGATGACTTGTGATAAAGGTTATGAACCTTCAAATACCCTAAGTAAAGAAGAGAGGCAACGTATCTCGTCCGAGTATACCGTTGCACCGTCCTACAATAAGGGTGCATACCAAGTTATACCTCGAAATGAGGTGAAACATATAGGGAGATAACTGTGTTAAGTTGGATAATAAGAAAAATAAACAAAGAACTAGAGAGATTTCTCGAACGTTCCTTTCAACGTACTGCAGATAAAATCAATTCACGGAATCTTAAAGAGTTTGAAGCAATGTATGACCGTAATAAAGTCCCCTACATAAATGAAATTGGTGCAGACAAGCCTTCTAAAGGTAATATTGTCGACGAGAGAGTATAATTATGAGAGTATTAGTAGAAAGTTACGGAGAAGTAAGAATATTTTCTGATAGACCCTTCGGATATAAGAGATATCATGTGGATTGGAGAGACGGAAGGTCTTCAATGTACAGTGGATTATGGTATTCAGAGAAAAAAGTCAGAGAACTTGTCGAATCACAACTAAATAATTTAGAACATAATAAAGGAACCTAAATAAAACCATGAGTACTGAATTAATATTAATACATATAGGTTTTATCGTAGCTCTTGTGTGGTCAGTGTACCGTAATGGTCTCCGAGCAGGTAGAGAAGAGATGGTAAATCAACTCATTGAAGATAAACTCGTCCTACCAAAGGACATAATAACATTCTATAAGGCTAATAAAGAGTCAGAATAGAAATAACAGGATTATATTATGAGAATAATTGGAATCAATTCCAGCCATGACACTTCTTTGTGTATCATGGAAGACGGTGAAGTCAAAGAACTCTTTGAAGAAGAGAGAGAACGTCGAGATAAGTACTATTCACCGAATATAAACAACCCCGAATTACATGTAGTAGACTCTAAAGGAGTTGCAGATGCATTAATCAACGAAGATGGTACCCCATGTGGTGAACTTATCTTTGCTTCTTTCGATAGACGTGTATGTCAGATAGACATGGACAAAGAATATCTTATGGAGAATAGATTAATTGCAGAAGAAGTAGCAGTTGCATTTTCAAAAGAACAACTCAGTCTTAAAAGACTAGAAGAAATATCAGAAGAGTTTCCTAAACTCGGACTAAAGTTCGACTGGCACGAAGATATGGATGAAGCTATACACGATGCAATGTGTAAACAGTTTCATGAGGTAGAAGAATATCATTTTGATATCGAACATCATATGTATCATGCATACAGTGGTTACTTCCTAAGTCCTTTCTATGAGAAGGGTGAGGATGCAATGGCTATCGCATGGGACGGTGGCGGTGCAAAGTGTTTGCACAAAGAGTATCCGAACTACCAAGAGATTGAATCTATTTGGTCTTGTAACTTTGAGAAGAAAGAGATTCTACCCCAATGGAAGAAGATGTCTAATCACCGTGAGTTAGGTTCACTTGCAAGTAAGTATTTCCCTAACATGTACTATGATTCAGCACACTGTTTACAGGATAAGGTAGTCAACGATGACTCTACTAATAATATCCCTACAGTGTTCACTAGCTTCCCTTCTAGCGGTATGAACTTCAGTAACATGAGTTATGCCTTCGGTGCAGATGCTCATGGACGTGCAGCGGGTAAGGTAATGGGTATGGCATCATACGGAAGACTATATGAAGATAGACCCGATAGATTTGATAGACATATCGTTGCACAAATGTGTGAGGAAGAATCATTTAAGAATGCATGTATTGTTATAAGACGTGCAATGGAATTAAATCCCGATTGTAAGAACCTAGTACTCAGTGGTGGGTTCTCATTAAATTGTACAAACAATTACAGATACTTACAAGAGTTCCCCGAATTAAATATATTTGTTGACCCTGTACCCCATGATGGTGGTACTGCACTTGGAGCTGCATACTGGTTGCATTATTATAATCAGAAACAACAGGAGACTACAAATGATTAAAGCAGAAGTCATAAGAGACCAAGACCAAGTAATCGAATTACTTACAGATAAACAACAGGTTATTGGTATGTTTCAAAACGGTTCCGAATGGGGCCCACGTGCATTAGGTAATCGTTCAATATTATTTGACCCTACTAATCCAAATGCAAAACAAATTGTTAATACAATTAAGAAGAGAGAATATTATAGACCATTTGCTGGTACTGTATTAAAAGAACATGCACATGAATATTTTAAAATGTTGCAGTTAGAAGAGTCTCCTTATATGTCGTTTGCAATTCAATGTAAGAAGAAAGCATACGAAGAGATTCCTGCTATTGTTCATGCAGATGGTACATGTAGAATTCAAACAGTTACAGAAGAACAAAATAAAAATTATTATAATTTAATTAAAGCATTAGGTGAAAAGAATGGCACCCCTATTATATTTAATACATCATTTAATTTAGGTGGTGAAGCTTTAGTGGAAACTATCTTCGATGCAATTGATACATGTAACCGTTCAGATATTAATTATCTCTATGTACCCGAAGACCAAACTGGAGATATTCCTTATGAATTATTTAAACCTAAAAAAGATAAACATGATAACGACGCTAATGACCACGGCGTATGGGAGTCTGAAGTATAAATACTTCTATGATAGAAGTTACAGACATTGCCATAGCAAAACTTATAGAAAAACAAGTAGACAAAGTTAGACTAGGAGTTACAGGTGGTGGTTGCAGTGGATACGAATATGTTTTCATCCGTGACGAATATCAAGACGGTGACCTAGAAATAGATTACGGTAAGTTTAAATTTTTAATAGATACAATGAGTCAACCGTTTTTAAATGGTATGACTTTAGATTATGAACAACAGGGATTAAATGAAACGTTCACGTTTCAGAATCCTAATGAAGAAGCCAGTTGTGGTTGTGGAGTGAGTATTACTTTTAATGAAGACATCATCAGCAAAAGCTAAAGGACGTAAACTACAACAGTGGTTTCGTAATCTTCTAGTAGAGAAGTTAGAGTTAGACCCCGAAGATTCAGAGTCTAGACCTATGGGTTCTCAAGGTGAGGATATTATCCTAGGTACAGAGTCCCGAAGATTATTTCCATACAGTGTAGAGTGTAAGAACCAAGAAGCAGTTAACGTGTGGAATGCATACACACAAGCAGAAAGCAATTGTGGTAAGTACGAACCTATTGTTGTAATTAAAAGAAACAGACATAAACCATTGGTGTTGGTGGATGCAGAATACTTTGTAGAGTTGCATAAGAAACCATTAACCCCATTAGAAGAACAAGCCATACAGGTGGGATTAAAAAAGAAATGAAATCATTTCAAGAATTAATAGTAGAAGAAGACGTTAAGAAATCAGACCCTTATCGTCTTGTTGTTATCGCAGAACGTCCTAAGAAACAATCTAAGAAATCTACCAGTGGTAAGATAGTTGGTGTTGCAGAAAAGTTAGGTATGGATGTTTACAACGTTCGTGTCAATGGTGCATACCTAGAACGTGATGATAAGTCTGGCGTTATCTCTATTCACAATGCAGACGATGAGAAAGGATTCGAGATTGATGCAGACACATTAGTTATGATTCGTGGTGCAGTAACAACTAAGGATTCCTACCTTGATTTAATCTCTCAGATTGAACGCTACGGTATTGCAACATGCAACCCTAGGGAATGTATCGAAGTTTGTTCAGACAAGTTTAGAACGTATCTGAGACTGCAAGAGATAGGTCTAAACCAACCACGTACCGTATTGATTCCAAACGATGAACCCGAGACCGTAGATAGAGCTCACGAAGCATTAGATAATAATTTCCCGATGGTACTCAAAACATTACAGGGTTCTAAAGGTGTAGGTGTTCTACTCATCGAAACAGAACGGTCACTACAATCACAGGTCAGCTTGATTTATAAGATTGACCCCTACTGTGATATTCTATTACAAGAGTATATCGAATCAGATTACGATGTACGTGTTGTCATTGTCAACAGAGAAATTGTTGGTGCAATGAGACGAAACAAAATTACAGATGACTTTAGAAGTAATGTATCCCAAGGTGCAGATGCACAATCAGTTACATTGACAGAGTTAGAAAAAGATGTTTGTCTAAGAGCTAGCAAAGCCGTCAACGGACAATGGTGTGGTGTAGACTTTATTCCTAGCAAAAACAGAAAGACTGAACCACCATACCTATTGGAAGTAAATCATTCGCCAGGCACTGAAGGAATCTCTAAGGTTATCGGTGAGGACATTGTTAAGATGGTTCTTAAGATTTACAGAGACAGAGACATATGGAAGAAGTCACCAACAGAGTGTGGTGTATTAGAAACCATCGAAGTCGAAGGTCAAGAAATGACAGTGAAGTTAGACACAGGTAATTCAGTTACAGCTTGTTCACTTCATGCAGAAGATTTAAAGGTCAACGGTAAGATAGTTACATGGACAACAGAGGGTGTTAAGTATAAGAAACCATTAAAGAGAATGGTTACTTTATTAAAACCAGCTGAAGACAGACCAGTCGTAGAACTTGAATTAAATTTTCTAAACACTATATACGAACAAGAAGTTAGTTTAGATAGTAGAGGTGTCATTCCTTTTCTTGCAAATCGTGACTTAATGCAACGTGCAAACTTAATGATAAATCCAGCACGTAAGTTTATGATTACGAACAAGAGAGATGAAAAAGACGATAGTTAAATAAACATACTTGACAATGCACTAAGCTTTATTATATACTGCTCACATGATTATGAAAACTGAACCCAAAAAAATAAACATTCAAGAGAGGATGCGTGAGAAGGCAATGGATGCTTATGCCGAAGTAGAATATCAAATAGATTGTTGGATGGATAATAAGAAATCTGATTTCTCAATGTATAAGTATTTAAAACAACTTGAGTACAGTGGAAAGGTTGTTACATTTATGAAAGGTCATACCGAACCAGCATTGGTTGAAGTTAAGAACGAAGAAGGATGTGAACAGTTAGAGGAAGCTTTTAATTTCCTTACCAAGACACAAAAGAAAAAATACATTAAATTTCTAGAGAGTATTGAATCCGATATTGGAAAATATTGTGATGAATACAAACCAATCCGTAGAGTCAAACCTATGACCCCAGCTCGTATGGTAAGGAAACTTCCTTTCCTTGCAGAGTGGGAAGATTACAAATCAATAGAACCAATAGAGATACCACGTGCATATGATTTATTCACGTACAACACTGCATCTAAAAAGTTTACACACTTCAGTGGTAATCTTGCAGTCAAAGGTTCTAGAATTACTGGATACGATTCATGCAAAGAAAAGACCTTGACAGATTCCAAGTTGCTTGATAGACTAGTAAGAGGTGGTAATATTATTGCTCGTGGATTTATGGATGAGATTCCTAGGTCGAAGTTGAAAGACGGAAACGACATGATGACCAAAAATACATTATTATTAAAAGTGATTAAATGATTCTTATAGACTTTACTCAGACCATCATTGCTGGTCTAATGGCTCAACTTAAAATGAATGGTGGTGAAATGAGTGAGGACATGTTGAGACACATGATACTTAACTCAGTCAGAAACTATCAAAAGAAATACTCAGGCGACTATGGTGAGATAACTCTTTGCACGGATGCAGCCAATCCGTGGAGACGTGACTTCTACCCACAGTACAAAGCAAATCGTAAAAAGTCTAGAGAGGCTGACGATAAAGATTGGGGTATGATATTCGATACCCTTCACAAAGTTAAGATGGAAATCAAAGAGAACTTTCCATACCGTTACATGTATGTTGAGAAGTGTGAAGCTGATGACATCATTGCAGTGTTAACTAAACATGCAAAGGAAGATGTACTCATTGTCAGTGGAGATAAAGACTTTCAGCAATTGCATAAATACCCATATGTAACTCAATGGAGTCCCAATCTAAATAAGATGATAGATTGTCAAGACCCCGATTTATTTTTGAGAGAACATATCCTTACTGGTGATAAGTCAGATGGAGTTCCAAACATTCTATCTAATGATGATTGTTTAGACCTAGGTATTAGACAGACACCCTTAAGGAAACCTATCAAAGATAAGTACTTAAGAATTACAATTGAGAGTGACGATAAATACTATCGTAACTATTTAAGAAACCAAACTTTAATTGACTTAGAGTTTATACCAGCTGAGATAGAAAAGAATATCTTAGAAGAGTTTGACAAGACTGAACCTGTAAGAGGTAAAGTGTTTGACTATCTAAGAACACATAGACTAGACCAGTTGTTAAATCATGTAGAGGATTTTACATTATGACAGAGAAAAAAAGAGGAAGAGGAAGACCGAAAGGAGCTCCCAATAAACCGAAGATGAAGTTGATTACCGAAAGGAAAGAACTTCAAAACAATGCAGATGCATATGAAATACTATGTCAAGCAAACATCGTTGCAGAGAAGGAACCCGAATTAGCAGTTCAAGGTCTAAAAGTATTCAACGATAGAAATGGTGCAATCAAACCAATACTTCAATGGGCATTTGATGACAATATTAATTCAACATTACCCGAAGGTAAAACACCTTATGGAAGAAACGCTGCACCAGCAACAGACCTTACAGAAACAAGTCTAAGATTTGAACATAAACAATTCAAATATTTTGTAACCGAACAAGTGCCTACTACAAAAAGAGAAGCACTATGGATTGGATTACTAGAAGGTATCCCTAAAGAAGAAGCAGAACTGTTAGACCTTCTCAAGGATGGCGTTTGGGCATTCCCAAATATTACTAAGGAAATTGCAGTTTCAGCCTTTCCCGAGATTTCACGATAACTAAATATAAGAGTAGACCGAGACTATACATATTAAAAAGGGAAGTTAGATTTAACTTCAGTAAACAACTTTCTAGTCTAGTTCTGCTCCATGGAGTAAATTAAATTATGGCAACAAATGAAAACCAAACTGTATCTCAGTTTGCACAAGACGCACCCGAACCAACTGAATTGGAAAGAATCCAAAAGAGGATTGCTGATTTTAAAATCGGGTTTACAATTAACAGTGCTGGCGTAGTCAATGCACTTGTTCAATCACATCTTAAAAGTGGAAACGTTACCCAAGGTGAATTAATTCCTCTTGATGCAGTTACTAGAGAGTACGCTGCTGGTCAAGAAGAATATAATACCATGGTTCAAAATGCACAACGTAGAGCAGAAGAATTAATCGCTGCAGACAATCTTGCAAAACAAGAACTCTTTGCACAACGTCAAAGAGAACAAGACGATAGATTAAGTTCTGAAAGAATCAAAAGAAAAGAAGCAGACTTGAAGATTGCACAGTTAGAAGCAGTACTTGCTTCTCATGGAATCAACATGGACTTAAACAACGATGGAGTCATCGGAGTTAAACAGGGTGAATTAAACTCTGAAGGATTCGTACAGTTGTCAGCAGAAGAGATTGGTGTCCTTGCAAAACAACATGGATACGAACTTCCTACTCCACCCCCACAAACACCTCTTGCACCTAAGAAGAGTGCTACAGGAGCATTCGGACTTGCACGTGCAATGAATCCAGCTCCCGAAGGTGTAGAAGAAGAACCTTACATACCGTTGGATACACCACAGTCTCATACTAAAGTAGACACACCTAACCCAGCACCAACACATCCTGCTGATGGTGGATGGGATACACCAACAGAAGAAACACAAGAAACTATTCAACCAGCAGAAGAAGTATTTGATTCTCCAGCAGTAGAGACTCCAATATTCCAACCAAGTGGAACTACAACAGAATCCTTCTTGGATGAAGTTGAGAGAGTAGATGAAGTTGCACAAGCAGATGAGATAATCGAAGACAAACCTTTATCTACAGACGAAGCTTTCAATGACAAGATAGAAGAAACAAAACAATCATTCCAAGAATGGGTTGATGCAAATGATAATGTTACTGAAGACACAGTTGAAGAAGATACAGGTTTTGAATTATCAGACGAAGTACAACCTCTAGGTTCAGAGTTTCAAGTACAGGAAGAAGATGTAAGAACTGAATCTGAATTTGCAAAACCAGTAATCACTGGTGGTAACTTTAAACCAAGAGCAGAAACTTTACAGGATGGTGATGAAGTATCAGCACCAGTAACGGAAAAAACAATTCCTTCTTATGATACTGAAGAAGAATTACTTGCAGCTGCACAAGCAAAAATTGATGCACAAACAGATGTTGAAGAAGAAGAGTCTTATGACGAGATTACAATTCCATCAAGTGCAGAACTAGATGCAATGACCAAGACTGGTATTAAGAAAGCAGCTGAAGGATTAGATTTTACAGTCAATACTTCAGATACAAAAGCACAAATGATTGAGTCATTCCAAGACCAAACAGATGAGTTAATCCAATCATTACAAGATGACGGTTCATTTGTTTCAGCTGTAGATAGCGACGGAGACAAAGACAATGACGATGATACTGTGCGAGACGGTGGATACTTCTAAGTTATCAGAAGTATTACCCCTTGATTTAAACAAAGTTAGTCCAAGATACGTAGAACGTTTTTCTGAAATAGAGGATGACGTTCTTCGTTTTAATTTCCCTACCGAATACACAATCCGTTTAGGTATCCAATACGATACCCCATTCGTTAATCTTTATCTAGAAGACAATGAGCTGATTTTCTCAGCACACGATTTAAACAAAGACGGATTACACGTTAGACCATATCTTTACAATAGACATGGTGACCCAAGAAGTTGTAAAATCAACGAAGACAAATCATCACAGTTTTTTATCATCCCCAAATACTTTACAGAAGGAGAGTTTAACATTGGCGACTCAATTGAGTTTTCTTACCACGAACAGATTTTGGATGAACAAGAAAGACAAATCAGAGTTAAACGTGTCACGTAATATTCCAATCACTGCAGTTGACCAGTATGATTTTCTAGAACACCGTAGGAAGCAAGAAGAGAAACATTGGAGTCGACAAGGAGAGTTGACAGAACTTAGTTCTATTCTCACAGTCGAAGTTAACACTACAGAGTTGTGCAACAGGACATGTTCATTTTGTCCACGTGCAAATCCCGAAGTGTTTCCAAATAGAAACTTACATATGACACCCAAGGCTGCAAAGACTATTGGAGACGAATTACATAAGAATGGATTTAGTGGTAAGATATCGTTAAGTGGATACGGAGAAAATTTACTTAATCCTAGGTTCCAAGAAATTGTGCATACGTTTAGACACAGTGTTCCGAATGCAACATTAGAGTGTAACACTAACGGAGATAAACTTACTAGAGAATATGCAGAAGAGTTGTTTGAGTTTAGTGGATTAGATTTACTCTACATTAATCTTTATGACGGAGTAGAACAGATAGAACACTTTGATGAAGTGATGAAATACATTCCCGAAGAAAGATACAAGTACAGAATGCATTGGGGAGATTTCGTAACACATGGATTGATACTAAACAATCGAAGTGGTGTAATGGATTGGGTAGGAATAGAGGAGTCTACAATTGAAGCACTTAAAGGTAAGCCATGTCATTATCCTTTTTATAAAATGTTTGTTGATTGGAATGGTGATGTTTTATTCTGTTCCAATGACTGGGGTAGAGAGCATGTTGTAGGTAACTTATTATCAGAGACCCTACATAATGTATGGTTCTCTAAACCCATGAATAAGATTAGAAAAAAATTAATAAAGGGGAACAGAGATATGTCCCCATGTAATAAGTGCAGTGTCGATGGTAGCTTATTTGGTAAACAATCGTTCGACATAGTGAGTGAATATTATGAAGGTAGCAATAACAGGAAGTAGTGGTCTCGCAAAGAACATTAAAGATACACTAGAAGCAACACCATATCAAGGTGATGATATTAAAGTGTCTACACCTAGACTAGACGACATACTAATGAATGACGTTAACTGGTTCGGATTTGATTATGAGAACCCTAATCATATTGACGTGTTAATTAACTTTGCACATAGAGACTTTGACCAAACTAAAGTTCTAGAGATAGCTCACCGTGCATGGAAAGAAGATAAAACTAAGTTCATCATTAACTTTTCATCTCGTGCATCTCAACCAAACATCTCCAAGGGTCACATGTATGCAGCTGAGAAAGCTTCTCTAAATCATTTAAGTAGTAACCTTACATACAACTCAGAAAGACAATACAAACTTACTACACTCAATCTAGGACTGTTAAATCATGAAGACTTACCTAGTCTTACATGGCAAAGTGTTTCGGGTCTAGTGTATTATTTAATTACTAGTTATCCCGATATAGAGATTCCCGAAGCAACCATACAAGCATTTGCAAACTATCAAGATGTACAGAGTGACAAACAGATGTATAAAGATATGGAAACTTTTTACCATCTTCACGACGATACGTTATAAATACTACTATGACAGACTATAACGATTTCGGATTTACAGCGATGGATGCAGATGAACTTGCAGCCATTGATACTAAGATTATTGAGAAGACTACAACTGCAACGGATGTAATCAACAAACTCGATAATTTTGTCAGACCCCTTCTAGAGAATCTTGCAAAAGATTCAGACAAGGATTATATCTATTGGCCCAATAGAGTAGACATCATCAATAAGAAATTAAAAGAATTAGACGAGATACAAAAAAATCTCTAAAAGGTCTTTACAGCACCCCCAGCTTTTTGATATACTGGTATCCATTAAACAATAAAGGAGTTTATAATGGAAAACAGTATTTACACATCACCCGAATCTCAAATGAAGATTGTAAAACTTGGACGTGAAATTATCACGGCATGTGAAATGGGAGAACTACACGCTGGGAATGATGAAGATTCTCTAAGACTATGGAATGCAGCGGTCACTGCTGGAAACAAGATGACCACAATAGGATTAACCTATTCTAGGTTCAATGGAATATCCGACTTAACTAAAACTGAACAGATAGCAGTACAAGAATTTCTACTAGCCAAAGAGGCCTTGACAGCAGCCTAAGCTTTTTGTTATACTATGTATATAATGAAAAATCAAGGAGACAATATGAAACTTTCAGAACTAGTAAACGAGGTTAACCAAGAGCAAGAACTCTTACAACTTTGTGATAAACTGTGTGACGATTTATTAATCGAACACTTAAAACAGTATCCAACACTAACGGATTACTCTTACGAGTATAAAGTGTCTAGGAAGTATATTAAGATTATCACTAATAGTGGAAGTCAACGTTCAGTTTGGGGTTTCATTAATAAAGCAGAGTGGACTAAATCAAGTGGAATCACTTTCAAATGTGGTGATGTTCTAATGTCTGCTGGATGGGCAACTCCTGCTCTTAACGCTCCTAGAGGAAACCTCTTCATGGAAGGTGGATATCAAATTACTGGCATGAGAAAATACGGGCCGGATTATCTAATATGAAATATTCAAAAAAAAGTGTAACCCCAAAACATACCACGGATTGGTATGTTAAGTGGTTGGCATGTGTATTCGTTCTTGCAGCGATGTCTCTAAGAGGTATCGATGGTATGGCGCATTATGACTTAGGTCTTTCCATGATTGGAATTGCACTTTGGTTATGGGTATCATTCTTATGGAACGATAGGGCATTGATATTACTTAATGCAGTAGGTCTACTATTCTTAATTAAGAATGCCTTGACAATGGCTCTGGCTTTTTGATATACTAGTAGAGTAATAAATTAATAGGAAAAAATTATGAGAAACCAATATGTAATCACCACCCAAAATCTTGAAGAGTATGGAGATAACTTCCATAAGTTCAAAGGTGGGTCGGATTATGTCATCGGTTTCGATGTGGAGACCCTCGTGTATGAGGAGAACGCATATGGTGAGGGTGAACACTCTTACTACCATTCACCTAGTTTGACTGAGGCTAGTGCAGCTGCATTGGTCATGAAACATGTCAACAGGTACAATGGCCTGAGAGGGTCATTCGATTACATCACTTCGATTGAAGTGCAAGAAGGAGATTTTCGTTCTGATGAAATCGACAATCCTACATGGGTGGGTGATGTAACAGAATTAATTAGTGAGGTAAATGCAATATGATAATTAAAGATTATGAAGTCCTTTCCCCCGATATGTGTTCGGGCGGGACATCCCTTAAGGGATATAAAACTACAACCTATTCAAGGTTGTGTGAAGTGTTGGGGCCCCCAACATTTACTAGTGCTAACCCCGATGACAAAGTGTCATGTGAGTGGGTTATTGATGCCAAGTGGTATGATGCAAACAATGTCGATGAGATTGATTACGATGATTGGGAGTATGAGACTGTTACCATTTATGCTTGGAAGTATGGATACATTCCTACTGAAGAGTGTCAGTGGAATATTGGTGGTACGTCCTTTTGGGCAGGTGATGTTGTTGACATGATTGTTGACAACTATAATAGAAACGGTGAGAACTGGAACGGAGAAAGAAATTATGCAGCTTGATTACGAAAGTGCAAAACTAATTGCATCATGTACCGATGGTAAACTATCAGCAGATGATGTTTACAATCTTGCAACTTATGGAACAACTAATGCTCAAGATATGAATCCTTTTCAAGGTGAATTGGATTTAGATGAGAACATATGTGTCTGTGGTGAAGAAGCTTGTGAAGATGAGTATGCTCATACAACGAGCGGTTACTAATGGATATAGGTTTAACAGTAGTGGTAGGGTTTATGTGTGTAATGTGCTTAGCCGTTGCCAAAATGCTTATGGATGATGACGATGATTATAGAAACTAAAGAATATGCCAATGGTGTACAGGTTGTACACGAATTTCCTAACGGTTATGGTGCAAGTGTAGTTAAACACGACTACTCATATGGCGGTAAAGACGGTTTATGGGAAATGGCAGTTCTCAAAGAAGGAGAATTGTGTTATAATACACATATAACAAATGATGTTATAGGTTATTTATCAGATGCAGACGTAAAAAGCACTCTGAAGGAGATAGAACAATTATGAGTAATTATCATTTAAACCAAAATCAGTTAAGTAGGGCAGATTTGCCTTTTGAACCAGCTGAGTGGTTTCCCGAATTAGACTTATTACAAGAAAGTGGTGAAATTAACATGTTTGGAGCTCCAAGATGGTTAAGAGAAAACTTTGGTTTTAACAGAGACCAAGCAAATACAATTTTTAAGGCTTGGGTGGAGTATAAATCATGAAAATACCAAATTCAGAATCTAAATGGTTCATTCCTATGCACATGGGGTTGATGACTTTGACCCTTATTGGTGTTATTTTCGTTCAGAAGGCTTTTGCATCCGACCCAAATGGTGAAAATGTCTGTATGGCAAAAAATATTTACTTCGAAGCTGGAAATCAGCCTCTGGCAGGTAAAATAGCGGTTGCACAAGTCGTGATGAATCGCGTTGCAAACCGAGATTACCCCGATAATATTTGTGGAGTGATTTATCAGTCCAAATGGAAAACAAACTGGCAAGGTAATCCAGTACCAGTTAGAAATATGTGTCAATTTTCATGGTTTTGTGATGGTAAGTCAGACGAACCTGTAGATAGTGCAACTTGGTTGGCTTCACTCGAGGTTGCACAGGCAGTTGCATGGGGTGAGTACAAAGATATCACTGAAGGTGCCACACATTACCATAGTGACAGTGTAAATCCTTATTGGGCAGACTCATTGAATGAGACTGTAGTTATTAATAATCATTTATTTTATAAATGACAGAGAATTCTAAAAGATGGCAAGACTCATCCACTGGTTGGGTTGATACCATGACAAAATCAAAAGAAAATAAAGAGGAATACAAAAAGTATTTAACAACAACAGACAATCCAGTCCCTTACAGAGATTGGTTAAGGGAGATTAAACAATGAACATATTCTATTTACATGAAGAACCCGAAGTCGCTGCAGAATTGCATTGTGACAAACATGTGGTCAAAATGATTATAGAATATGCTCAGCTTTTATCAACTGCACATAGAATGTTAGATGGTAAACATTATATTGACGATTCAAGTGGACGTAGAATTCAAAGATGGAGACTTGAAGGTGATATGGACAATTTATACAAGGCTTCACACGTCAATCATCCGTCTGCAATATGGACTAGAGAGAATGCAGTACACTATCAATTCGTATATGACCTATTTGCAGCGTTATGTAAGGAATACACCTATCGTTATGCCAGGGCCCATTTAACAGAGACAAAACTACTAGATTTACTAAACCAGTTACCGAACAATATTGACCTCTGTGCATGGAGAGAACCACCTCAGTGTATGCCAGACGATGTCAAAATGAAATCGAGTATAGATGGTTACCATAAATACTATAACAAATACAAAAAAGATTTTGCAGTATGGACTGCAAGACCAACACCCGAGTTTATGAATGCCTCTATATGATTTTTTAAATAATGAAACTGGTGAAGTAGAAGAGCATAATATGTCTTATACAAAACTTGACCAATTCAAAGAAAACAACCCACATCTAAAACAAGTAATACTTGACGCTCCCATGACCGTAGGTGGACATGGAGATAGAGTAAAAACAGATGATGGATTCAAAGAAGTCCTCAATAAAATTTCTTCTGCAAACCCAGGCTCACCTATGGACAGACATAGACAACGTGGAACCAAAGAAGTTAAGACTAAAGAAATAGTTAAAAAGCATCTAGACATTCAATCAAGAAAGAAGTAGAATAGACTTATGAGTAAATTATTAGAACTGTGGGAACTAGAACATTTAGATTTAAAAACTGTTCAGAAGAATGGTAAAAGATTTTACACAGATGGAGAAGAATCATTTCACTATCCAAGTGTAACAACGGTTGTCGGTTTACTCAATAGAGAACATATCAAATTGTGGAGAGAACGAGTTGGTGAAGAAGAGGCCAATCGTATTTCAACTGGTGCAGCCAAACGTGGTACATCATTCCACCAAGTCGTAGAAGACTATCTAAGGCAAGAAAAGGAAGTAGTATTCCAAGACCTTATAGAAGAGAATAGATTCAGAGGAGTCCAACCAGTACTAGATGAAATAGTACCGATATGTTTAGAAGCACCTATGTTAAGTAACAAGTTGCAAATGGCTGGACGAGTAGATTGCATTGGAATATTTGAAGATGCATTATCTATTATAGATTTTAAGACATCTTCTTCATTCAAAGAAGATTATATGGCTAAACCTTGGTTCTTACAGATGACTGCATATGCAATCATGGTAGAAGAACTAACAGGAACACCCATTGAAGAAATTACTGCAATAGTAAGTCTTGAAAATGGTAACTTTCAATTATTTTCTGCAGACCCATGCGAATATGTTGACGAGTTGTATAAATTGAGAGAACAGTATTCAAACTTACATGGAGTATAAATGTGATTAGTAAAAAAGAATTTACAGAACAAGTTGAAAAACTATTGATAGGTGGTAAAACGGATGTTATGGGAGCAATCATAAAAGTTTGTGATGATAACAAAGTAGAACCCGAATCAGCAAAGAGGTTAATATCCCAACCTCTCAAAGAAAAGCTAGAAGCGGAAGCAACTGGTTTGAAAATGATAAACAGGGGTTCATCAGCACAAGGAACCATTACAGGTTTCTTTAACAAGTAGGTAATTATGAAAAAAGGTGATATCGTCACAGTAGTGGCAATCAGTGGAGAGTATGTTGGAACATTTGACAGTCAGTTAGATACAACCATTACATTAACTCAACCAAAAATGATAGTATCCAATCCCGAAGGTGGAATGGGTTTTGCTAGAGGTGTGGCTGTAACTGGAGACGAAAATCCAGCAGTCATTACATTTAATAATTATGTTTTTGCAACCGAATCTAACGAAGGTGTTCAAAATGCATATCTTATTGCAACAGGACAAAAAGAAGCTCCAAGAGTTGAAGTCCCAGCAGAGAAAAAGATTATTACTTGATGACTTCTAGAGAAGGTTATGATGCATACACGTTATACCTTGGGATAAAGTTACATTTTCATTCCAAGGATTATGACTTCGTTAAGTATAACGGAAAAGTGAAGTCAGACATCAAGTCATTTCTTAAACGTAAAGATAAATACCATTTTGGTAAACTGTACCGAACATATAAACAAGAATTACAAGATTTCTATATTGCAAATCTATCATATAAAGATTTCTGGGCGGGTGACCTTCTAGATAAAGAATGTGATAAGAGATATCGTGAATGGAAGAAACGTAATCAGAAATTAGGTTATATGTTTGAAACAGAAGTGAATGACTTGATACGAAAGTTCAAGATTCAGACACAACTTAAAGTAGTCGACGGTCAACACCCTAGATTACTTAAAGCTTACATGAGTAAGGATGTAAGTTTAGAAACCATTTGCATCATGGATGAAATAATTGGTTTCACTAAAGATTGGGAAGCACTTATCTCAGAGAAGGTAGTGTATCCCGACTTACACATTAGAATTAACAAGTACAAGTCATTCATATCATATGACCAACAGAAATACAAAAAGAAGCTTCTAGAAATATGCTCTACTTAATAGGGAATGGCCCTAGTCAGAAGAATGTAGACTGGGAAGAATTCAAAGATAAAGAGTGGTGGGGTTTTAATGCAGTATCAAATAATATTGTTAAACCCGACTTACTATTTGCAATTGATATAGAAGTTCAAGCAAAAATTGTAGACGAAGAATACTATAAAACAAACAAAGTTGCATTTGCCGAGTTCGAGACCGTCCCGATTGAAATGTGGGATATGATGAAGATGGGTATTGGTGAATATGATAACTTCTATGAGATTAGGAAGGACGGAGATACGGAGTTTTCAGTCCAAGGAAGTTACGACGGAAAGGAATGTTTCTTTATAGGTATTAGCGGGGACTATGGGAATAACATAGTTATGTATAATAATCCTAAGCTTAAGAATCTATTTGGTGGAATGAGTGCATTAGGATATGCAATCGAAAACGGTTACAAAGACATATGTCTAATAGGATTCGATGCACTTGAACATAATGACCCCAGTAATATATTTGCTGAGTCTGGCTTGTATAAATACAAGGTTGATTATTCAGAAGACGATAGAGTCTTCCATACTCAACAACAACAGTTTCTTGCTCTATTAAAGGAGTATGAAAACATTAATGTCTATTGGAAAAAGCCTCTTGAAGGTTTTGTGAAAGTAGAGTATAATGAACTTAACTATGAAAATAGTGAAAAGTGGATACTTGGGGTGGGACACCCATCTGAAGTATCTTGATAATATGCGATAAAATGCGATACAATTGTAATAAAATAGGAGAATACAATGTCAAGTAGTTTAGATAAACTAAGAGCTGCAATGGAATCAGCTTCCCCAACAGGCGGAGAAAAAAAATCCTACTCAGACGACACTATGTGGAAACCCGAACTCGATAAGAGTGGTAACGGTTACGCTGTAGTTCGTTTCTTACCTACCCCCGAGGGTGAAGAGATGCCATGGGTATCATACTTCGACCACGGTTTCCAAGGGCCAGGTGGATGGTATATTGAGAAGTCTTTAACGACTCTTAATAAACAAGACCCTGTGTCTGAATACAATACTCAGTTATGGAATACTGGTGTTGAGGCAAACAAAGACCAAGCACGTAAACAGAAAAGACGTTTACATTATGTGTCTAACATCCTTGTTATCTCAGACCCTAAAAATCCTGCTAACGAAGGTAAAGTGTTTAAGTACAGATATGGTAAAAAAATCTTTGAAGCACTCAAGGAAGCAATCTCACCAGCATTTGAAGATGAGAAAGCAATCAATCCTTTTGACCTCAGAGACGAAGGTGCCAACTTCAAGATTAAAATCAGAAAAGTTGACGGATACTGGAACTATGATAAATCAGAGTTCGATTCACAAGCACCTTTATTTGATGATGAGCAAAAGCTTGTAGATGTGGTAAACAACCTACATAGCTTAAGTGGAATTATTGCACCAAGTGAGTTTAAATCTTACGAAGAGTTAAAAGAGAAACTCGATAGAGTTCTTGGATTAACAGGTGCAGTAACTAACTCTACAGCTGAGTCAGTTGCAGATGATATGGAAGAACTTCCATGGTCAGATGTTAACACGTCTCCAGTTGCAGAAGAACCTGTAGTTGCATCAGCAGAATCTGCTCCCCAAGTGGAAGAAGATGATGCGATGGACTACTTTAAGAAACTGGCTGCTGATAGTTAGTAGTTGAGTTTCTTACAATGGGGTAGTCGTGTTTATTCAAAATGTGTCCTTGAAAATAAGACGACTACACACTGAGACCGTGGAAAATGATTGGGGGTACTCAGTAAGGGAAAGGTCAATAGCATATAGCGGATTGGTCGGTGAAGAACGGGTTGCTGTAAAGCGTGGGGTGACTTCACATCTATTAGAGAATAATTATGCCTAGTGTAACACCTAAAATAAATCCAAAGAATCGGAACGTAGAAGGGTTCGACCAACTACTTCGCAGATTCAAAAAGGATTGTGAGAAAGCAGGTATAGTTCAAGAATGTCGTGATAGAAAGTATCACATCAAACCTAATACAATTAGGAATCAAAGAAACCAAGACTTGAAGAGACGTAAGAAGTTAGATGCAAAAAGAGCATCAATGGGACGACGTGGATTTAGAGGGCCGTTAGGTTGATGACATGGCAAAACAATGGCACGGTGGCAAGGGTTCACAACGTAGGAATTCTAACGAGAAATTATACTCAGATAACTGGGATACTATCTTTGGTAAAAAAACTGAAGTAAAGGTTAGAAAGGTTACACCTTCACATGGACTTACTCAAGTTCAAAAAGATAAAACAAAATATAACAGAAAGGCAATGACTAAAGCAGATATGCTTAAAGGGCCTGAATTAATTTAGATTTACAGCTGCAGTTCTTCCAATTGTAGAATCAGTTGGTCTAGGATTAGGTGATTGTGAGAATGCATTATTAGTTACATTGTTATTAGTGTTTTGTTGTGCAACTGCAGTGTTGTTTTGTGTTCCACCATCCATTGCAGCTTTAGATGCTTCTCTTTGTTCTTTTAATTCTTCACCAGTCATAGGAGTACCTTCAAGACCTATATTCCTTGAATCAAGTTCTGCCTTAACTAGTGCCATGTCTTCTTCAGATAAATCATTGTGTGAAACAATGGCCATTAAGTCTTTAGTTGGAGCGCCAGATATCATAGATGCATCTACAGTAGATTTACCTATTCTGTTTTTATCGTAGAGACCACTCTCTTCTGCAGAAGCAGTATCACCCCCTAACATGTCTTTTGCCCAATCGGGTAATAGTGAATTAACAAATCCTGCTATACCATCGAAGATTGCTCTAAATGGTGCTAAGAATAAATCAAAGACTCCACCTATTATCTTCATTAGACCATCAAAAATACCACCAAAATCACCACTGAATGCAGCGCTAAACATATCGATGAATCCACCGAAGATGTCTGTTATGGCTCCCCATATATTGCTGAAGACATCCATAATAACATTGACTATACCACTAATGGTATCAAATACAAAACCAAATACTGTAGATAAAGTCTCACCTATGATAGGGAACTTATTAAATACTGCAACTACAGCTCCAACGAGTAAAGCAACTCCAACTGCAATTAATAATCCCATTGCAATGAATGGTAAGGATGCAACAATCATTGAACCCACAAACATAGTGGTTGCAACAACGAATCCTAATACAGCAGGAACAAACTTTAATGCAGATTTAAGAAATGACCATGAAGATGCAGCGAAAGACGCCACCCCAGCTTTCATATTTTCTCCACTACTGAAGAACTGGCCAACTGATTTCCCAAATCCAATAACCGTATTGCCTACCTTATTAACACTCTCACCATAGAAATTTAATGCATCTCCAAATCCACCAGTAATTTTAGCAAACATAGAACCTTCACCAAACACTAAGCCTCTAAAGTTTTCAGCATGACCTTTCATCTGTGAGAAATTTTCTTCCATCATCTCACCAGCTTCTGCTTGTTTGTCTGTATCACCAAACGAAAATGAACTTCTAAGAGAATTTTTAATTCCATTTAACATATCAGATATTGCACCAGCTGCTTCTATTGGAACAGAATCACTTTTGTATGTAGATAGGAACTCAGCTGATTTATCTTGGGGTGATTTCTCCATGCCCGGCAATGTTTCTTGGAGAGGTCTTCGTTCTTCACTTTCAGTAGGTGTTACATTTGCAACAATGCTTGCTCCTTTAGCAAATGTCTTGGTTGCAACATCAAATTGCTTTTTGATGTTTTGTGGACTTACTGTATCAAGGACACCACCGATTCCATCTTTGATGCCTTTAAAGAAACTGCCTGCTTTCTTACCTAATGGGGTTGCAAAATCAACAACCGATGATTCAATAATATCTTCTGATGATGTAGCTGCATTGGGGTTAACAGGGCCAACAAAATCTTCACCCATGCCAGTGATACCACTAGGTACTGTACCTGGCGCTCCCCCTGTTCTAGTAATTTTTATTTTTCTATCAAAGACTTTTAAGTGGTCTGTTAATAGTACAACAGTCTCACCTAGACTTCCTAAGAAACTTATTAAACCAACACCTAAACTAACAATCCCTTTAAAGAAATTAGTTAGTTTATTAGAACTACCACTTAAGTCTACTAGACCAAATGTCAAACCTTCAATACCTTTAACCATATCATCAATGCCAGAAGACATTCCGTCTATACCAGTATTCATACTACCTTGAGATTTAAGGTTTTCGATGTGGTCTTTCTCTAAGTCGTTACCTTCACTTAATGATTTTTTAAACTTATCAAAATCGTCAACCAATTCTTTAGTTGCATCATTTCTTCTATTGTCTAGTTTGTATAATTCTATGTCTCGTTGAGTTTGATTATTTGCGTGTTTTTGCATAATCTTCTCACGAGACTTATCGAATTTTTCTTGTTGTGCTTCGACCTTTTCTTGATGTGTTTCTTGCCTACGAGCGAGTCTTTCTTGAGACTCTTTCATTCTTTCGTTTGCTTTAATTATTTCAGCAGACTGCTTGAAAGCAAGACCAGTTGTTACCCTGTTCAAGCTTCCAATTAAACCTTCTGTAAAATTCTTTATATCTGCGTTGGTCTCAGCCATTTATGATTTTCCTAATTGGGGTTTTGGTCACCGTGTTCTTTCGCTGCACTTGAAGTGTATAGACCAAACCATGCAGCTCCAGCACCCACTAGTACGGAAATTAATCCCGACTGTTCAAGGGTTGGGTCTGCCAAGTCCATAAACCAAAAGGTCGCATAATATAATAGGTACATATAAATACCTAGGAATGCACGAGGTATAATTCTCCATGCATCAATTGTCTTGGCTGCAAATATCCATTTCTGCCAAGGGTTCTTTCTATCTTCTTGAGTTAGTTCAAAGATTTCCTGTTTCAAATCACCGATTTCAGAAACCATACTCATAAACTTTTTCAAGTCAATTTCTACTTCGTTACGACTCATGTCGCCTTGAAATTTATCCATATCGCTCATTGTTGTATCCTCTAGTTTTAATTAAACGTTATCTTCTCATTTTGGCTTGTTCTGCCTTCTGACGTTCTTTTTCTTCTTCTAGATGTTGCATGAGCAATTTAATATAGATTTCCCTTTCCCAAGGTATCATTGAATCTAATTCGTCTAACGAGTATTTGTGGTGTTGCATTAGTTGAAAGTTGGTGCTATAAAAATTAAACACCGACTCATGAGAAAGGGTTATTAAAAAAAACTTTGTAGTCCTTCCAATAATCTCTCATTCAACTTACCACAAGTGTTACACTTGTATTCAATCTTACCTTGAAGTTTGGGCATACCGTTAAAGAATGCACTCAACTTCTCAATCTGTGGAAAGGTTAAACTTTCTACAAACTCTGATTTATCGTCAGCTGACATATCAGCCTCATCGTAGACATTCTCTGCATCAAAAATTTGTGTGATTGATGCCTTAAGAACTTCTATCGATTGTTGGTCTTCAGAAGCAGTAGTAATTTGTTCCATATCTTTAACCTTTGGATATCTTAATATAATACCAACGTCATCTGATATCATTATCTTAGGGTCACCACCAGTATCTTCTGTTACTGTTAGGTCATCTAAGTTAACTACTGTTTCACCAGTTCCATTACAGTCAGTTGCCATGCAAGCCAACTTTAATGGAATTGTTTCACCTACTGATACTGCTCTGATTTTACAGAACAAGTACTCTAGGTCAAACATAGTCAATTCATTTGCATTGACTTTCTCAAACGTCACATTATTAATCAAATCCTTAACTGCACTAAGTGTAGTTTTCGGGTCTTCACTTTCTTGTGCAATGACAAGAATCTTTTGTTCCTTTACTAGGAACGGTCTGAATTTTACTTCAGTACCAGTTGAGGGCAGTTCACATGTGTATGTGGGGGTTGCCTGAATTGGTAAGGCCATAATTATACTCCATAATTAATTAACCACCACCTAGTAACTTTCCTATTCCTAGGTTTTTGTACTTAGTGGCAGCGGTGTCAAGTGATGATAACTTATTAAGGTAACCACCAACTTTATCGTTAAATCTACTTCCGACTTTTAATACGTCTAAAGTAGAATCTAAAATCTTTCTTCCAGTATTTAGTGCAGAAGCTTCGGGAAGTTTTGGTTGTCTTGATACCATATCATCATATATCTCAGTGTAATTTCTATTTGGCTTCCTATCTTCTACCATGTATTCTGTATCGTAATGTCTGTATTGGAATGACATACTAATTTCTAGTATACCACTTGAGTCTGCACCAAAACTTTGAGTATCGAATGATGATGGATATACATCATGGTAAGTATATTTTAAAGACTTAGTTTCGTCCTTTCTCAGTGCATACACTTCAAGTTGTCCGATGTAATCATCAAGATATTTCATGACTGGTATTTGTGCAGAACCTTGAGTTCCACCAGCACCACCTGTGTATGATGCTTCGTAAATCCATCGATGCCATGCTTCAATTAATGCACGGTCATGAAATGATTGGTCACATATAAAGGTTAAGTCAACAAACCCACCTTGGTCTACAGTTCCGTCGGGGATTTCATATCCCGAATTGTATTGGTCTCTTGTATTAGTTCCTAAAGATGAACCTTCCATATCTACACTTCTACATCTAAGCATGTCTTCTGCAGAAAACTGAAATCCTAATCCAGCAGGAGCTAGAATAGCAACATCATAAAGGTCTCCTCTTGCACCTACATCAAAATTTGCTTTAAACGTATCTATTGTTATACTCATTAGAATTTCCTTTGACTCTCTGCATACACAGTATTTGCGTTGACGTTAAATTTTGCAAGTGGTAACATCAATATTGCTTCCCATTGTTGATAAGGTACTTCCACTATTCTTGCACCTATGTGTGTTGTTAAATATCTTTTGATACAAGGTTTTGCAAACCTTAAATCATTATTGTACTGAATGATGTTGTAATCAACTTCCATTCTAGTATCTCCATCACCCTCTATTGTATTGCCTCTTAGCTCTTCTAATAAGGGTCTGAGTAATGCAGTTCTATGTCTAGGTGCAATGTAATGTGTATTAATACCTAAGAACCCATCTTTATATTGTTCTATTGGTATCACTATTGGGTACTTATCCCAGTAAGGTAATTCATCTTGCCATTTAGCATCGTAGTGAAACATGTATACTTTACCTTGTTTCAAACCACTAGATGTAACCGAACTCAGTCCACCCATTACTCTATCGGGTCTTAGTTTAATATCTCTTACGTTATTTCTAAACCATTCAAGACTATCTTCAGTTCCCGACTCTACATCTTCGGGTAACATTTTTGCTACTGCTGACAATAAGACTCTTGATACCATAGAACTATTTATGTATTTTAGGCTACAATACTAAAATTAGTTTCTATAACTTCTCGATTAGATGGATTTATTTCTAGGAATGACCCGAGGTCTTCTTCAGTGATATGACCAGTAACGGTAACTCTACCATTTCCGAATAGATGTTTTATACTTTCATCACAGGTTCCTATGAGTCTAGGTTTCTTACCCTCATATAATTCTCTAAGTCTATAGTAGTACTCATACATTTCGGGACGGTCTTCAGATATATGAAACTCAATCATACCTTCAACATCAAAGAACACTGCATTTCTACCTTCGGGGATTGGAAATTCATTTATCCAATCATCGTAAGTGATTTGTTTATTGTTAGGTAAGTAATTAGAGTCATCCCAAACAACAAATTTTGTTTCATAAGCTTTACATTGTATCAGAGCATTTACACGAACAGAGCCTGGGTGAACTCTCCATCTATCGTTTGGTTTAATCCATGCTTGTGGTGTAGAATAAAACCCTACTGTTTTGTATTGGTCTATTAACCAAACTAGTTTCTGTGCTTCGTTTCTCAGTGAATCATCGTCGGTCTTATTCTCTGCAACATTGATGTGATGAATATACTTTAATAAGTTCTTTCCATATGTCTTAGGGTGATATGGATGCCAATGTTTACATTCGGCTAGAGTCGCTATCTTTGGTATTGATACCTTAGATTTATTTTCAAAGGCTTCTCGTAGGCGGTCTTCAGTTATATGCATTTATTCTATCCTCTACTAGTTTGATATCTTTAGGTGTGTCTACTGATAGACCATCATCTTCTACATGAACCATTAGAACTTTATATCCATGTTCTAAGAATCTCAACATTTCTATTCGTTCTGCAAACTCTAAAGTTTGCATAGGCAACTTAGAGAACTCTTGTAGACGTTCTTTAGTGAATGCATATAAACCAAGTTGTTGATGTACCCTTGCATCCTCACCTCGTGGGAAAGGTATACCAAGACGTGAGTAATACATTGCACAATGATGTGAATCAAACACAACCTTTACTACATCGTTGTCCATGACCTTGTAAGGTTCTTCGACTGTAACGTATGCATTTGCAACACCAAGATTAGGATTAAAATAATCACATAGTCTATCAATTGCTTCGGGGTCAATCAAAGGTTCGTCACCTTGGATGTTAACATAGATATCTGCATCTATTTGTTCGGATGCAATTGCACACCTATCTGTTCCAGTCTCACAATCATCGTCAACTCTTATTACAGGTATGTTGAATATCTCACAATGGTATTCAATTCTATTATCATCCGTAACCACGTAGACCTTGTCTAGTTTCTTCGAAGCCGATGCACGGTCATAGGTTCTCTTAATCATAGATTCACCACAGATTAATGCAAGGGGTTTACCCTCAAATCTAGATGAACCATATCGGGCAGGTATTAAACCGACTCGATTGAACTTGCTCTGTTCCAACAACATTCTATATCTCCATATCCATATTCTGCGTAAATAAAATCAACACCAGCTCTGTCTGCACAATCCATATCTACTTGCATGTCACCCACATAGACTGCATCTTTTGGGTCTACATTACATTCTGCAAGTGTATATAGTAATTGGTCGGGAGATGGTTTCCCTCTAAACCGTTCATTCGGACAGCATATAATTTCAAATTCAACATCAAGTTCAAGCAGAATAGCATGAGCTCGGTGATGTGACTTCGAAGTTACCACGGCTAATTTTTTACCTTCAGCTTGTAAATGTTGAAGGTGTTTTTCTACACCCTTGTAGAATTTTATCATGTCTCCATTTTCTTCAGATGCTTTGTTGTACATTTTCATCAACTCATCTTGGTCAGTAAGTATACCCATCTCAGTTAAGATGTCTTTGAATGGTTTACCAATATGTTTGAAGTAATCTTCAAATGGCATACCAGTCTCTAAGGAGTTGAATGCTGTTTCCATGTTCTTTTTGGAATCAATTAAGACTCCATCTAAATCAAACACATATAATTTTTTCATTTCTTTACCTTTTTTGGGAGTAAATGGTCTTCAGTTAGTATACGGAATCCCAATTTTCTATCTTTGCAGAAACTTTCTGCAGCTTTAAACTTTGCTTCGTTGATAACATAGGTTGCAACCTCTTTGTAGTAACGTTGTGTCTTACGTTTTGGTTGTTTTGGGGGTTTAGTTTGTTTCTTAGGCTTGACTTCAATGATTTCACGGAGTATTTGACCCGATGCATTCTTATATTTTATGTAAAAGTCGGGAAAGTATCTATGTGGTCTCTTGTCTAGGGGTGAAATGTAGGGTATAATGATTTCTTCACTACCCCATTCTAAGATATTGGTGTTTTCATCACAGTAAACCATAAATCTACGCTCCCATAAAGACCTATAATAGATTTTAGTGGGGTCTCCTTTGTATTTTTTGTAGTTCTTTGGTTTGAACTTACCCGAATATGCCATAAATAACAGTAACCATAATTAACAAGAACTATTTATAGGGATTCTGAATGCCGAATATCAACAAAATACTAAACAAAGTAAACCAAGGGAAACAAGCAGTTAAATCTCTTAAAGGAATACAAGCAAAAATCAGTGGAACAGGTTATGACCTAAAAGACATGGTGACCCAAGGCATTGAAGGGTCTGCTCTTGGTGGTGTTGCAGATAAATTAGCACAACAAAAATTAGAAGCTGAAAATACACTAAACAATAGACGTGCAAGTCTAGAAAAGTCTCGTCAATCAGTGAAATCAAAAAAATATGCAAAGGCCTCCCCCGAAACAAAGGTGAGAGAGTTACAATATCCAATTGGGGATGGGGTAGAAAATTTTATTATTTTTGAAACATTACCAAGGGTTGCAAGAGAAGGAGAAAACAATAAAAACTTACTATCATCTGAAACCATAGAGATAGCATTATATGTTCCAAGTGAAGTTGGAGATGATGTTAAAGCAGAATACTCAGCAACTGGAGTTGGTAAAGGTATTAGAAGTGCATTAGAAATAAAAGATTCTTTCAATGGTAAGATGGATGGGTCAACATTACAGGCTGTTGGAACTGCATTAGAAAATGCAATACAAACAGGTTTAGATTCTCTTGCAACAATGATAGTTGGTGATTCAAGTAATTTCCTTGCTGGAAGAGCAGTGAATCCTATGGAAGAACAAATGTTTCAAGGAGTAGGATTCAGAGACTTTAGTTTTGATTACGAGTTTTATCCTAGAAATAAATATGAATCACAAGAAGTTCAAAATATCATATGGGCTTTTAAAACAGCAATGTTACCCGATACATATAGTAATGCAGAAGGGGACACTGCAGTAGAGAACTACTTCAACTATCCAAATATTTTTAAGGCATATTGGGAAGGCCCAATCGCAGAACAGTTTGATGACTTCTTACCTATGGTTTGTACAAGTGTATCTGCTAAACATTCAACTAAATTATTTGAAGATGGATACCCTGTGTCTTCAACAATGTCCTTATCATTTACAGAAATTAAAATACTCACTCAAGAAAATTATCAACAGATATCTAAATCTTCTAAAGCAGATAAGACTATCGGTAGTGGTAATAAATCCCTTGCAATGAGAAGGTCAGAAACAGTTGCAGCTACGAATGCAGCGTCTAGTGGAGATGGTGGTTAATAATGGCAAATGAATTTTTCAAGAACTTTCCTACAACCAATTATAAATTATCAAATGGTAAATGGATTACAATTAAAGACTTCTTTAGAAAGTCTACAATAGAACAAAATGCAGTTAACAGTATTGTTGATTATGAGTACTACGAATTAGAAGATGGTGAAAGACCCGATGTCGTTGCAACAAAGCTTTATGGTAATGGTGACTTGCATTGGACTCTGTTATTAGTTAACCAAATGCAATCATATTATGATTGGCATAAAGACACACAAACATTTGAAATATATTTGAAACAAAAATACCCAGGCCAATGGTTGACTTTCAATAATACCTCTGATATGATAGACCAAACTTCAAAGTTTCTATTGGGGGAAAAGATTGTGGCCAACGATGGTAACGAAGCACACATCATTAAAGTGCAACCTACATATAATAGAATTGGAGTAGAAGGTAAACTAGGTTTTGATGGTGGAGATACTATTACTGGTGATATCTCTAATAAGACTTCCACAATTCTAAATGCAGTTAATCAAATAGATGGTATTGCATATTATAAAGATAGTAACGGATTAAGAAAAAATCATTTTGAAAATGGATATACTTCAGTATCACTATGGCAAGATGAGTTTGATATAAACGATAAGAAAAGATTAATAAAAATTATTAGACCAACGTACATAAGAAAAGTAGTGCAAGAGTTTGATAGAATAATGAGTTCATAATGGCCCAAGGCAATTTTACTGCTGGTGGTTTTTCCATCGAAGCACTTACAATTATAAATCAACACGGTGAGACAGTCGTGGTTGATGCTGTATGTATTGGTATAACTTTATATGAATCAATCTTCAGTAAATTCTGTTCGGGCCAAGCATCATTTATCGATGGGGTAGGATTACTTAAAAATTATCGTTTTACTGGACAAGAGTTTATTCGTATATCTGTAAAACAAAAAGAAGGATTTGATGAAGAAGCTGCAAAAGAGTTTACTATTGATAAGACTTTCAGAATATACAAAGTAGAAAACACTCAAAGACCCAAAGAGTCTACCATGTCTTATGTAGTAAAATTTGTTGACCCTAGACAATTCTATGTTAATAAGAAAAGACTTAGTAGAGTTTTCAGAGGTTCTAAAGGTCAAATGTTACAGGATGCATTATTAGACGAAGCAAACTTCCAACCCGAAGAATTTGATTTATGGGAAGGTACTGAAACAACAAATCATCAATTCATTTGTCCCAATTGGTCAGTGAATAGATTTATGGATTACGTTGTCAACACTGCAAACTCAGAAGTAAGTGAAGGATGGAAAAACTCAATGTTTTTCTATCAGACTCTTAATGGTGGATTTAGATTTGGTTCAGTAGAAGGAATGATGCAAAGAGAATTCCCAATTGAGTTTACCTTTAAACCGACTCAGAGTAATTTGGAAACAGACCAAACTGATTTGAATGCTCCAGGCGGTCTCAATAGTGTTATACTCAATTACTATAAACCCCAAGAGTTTGATACACTTGCTGGATTGATTGGTGGTGCATATGGTTCATCTATGAAAATATATGACCCAGTTAGAAAACTAGAAGAAGACATTATTTACGATTATCAAGAATCAATGTCTAAAGGTCAGAAACATGTCTCAGGCTTTCCATTGATAATAACAGATGATGAAGAAGTTATGTTATCTGCTAACAATCAGATGGACGAAAGGGAAGCACCAAGTATAATTGAACTTGATGTAGACCTTGCAATGAACAAAGCATTTGAAACTAAAGTGGAATATGGATACACGTCAAACCACTCCTTTGATAATGCAGATGATATTTCAACCGATGAAATTTTTAGTGGAAGTAAAAACAAAGACAATGCAAGATTAGAAAGAAGTGCTTTACTAGAAATTTTAGAACAACATAAAATAATTGTAACGATACCATTAAGAACAGATATCTCAGTAGGGACAGTTATTAAATTAAACATTCCAAATGCAGAAACAATAGATGGTAACGTTAGTGACACGTTGAATGATGATAGATATCTAATAACCGACCTTAGTTGCAACATAGACATAGGTACTGCAACAGGGGTAATGCATTTAGAGTGTGCAAAAGAAAGTTACACAATGAAGGTTGTGGATGCGCCAGGTTTAGCAGATAGTGATAAATCACCGAAGGAGATATAATGGATTACTTTTATGGTATAGTTGAAGATAGACAAGACCCTTTAAAGATAGGTCGAGTACGTGTACGTATACATGGAATCCACACTGATAATAAACAATGGATTGCAACACCCGACTTACCTTGGTGTCAAGTAATTCTGCCTACAACTGCAGCTGGACTCTCGGGTATAGGAACTCAACATGGACTTATAGAAGGTTGTACAGTATTTGGATATTACAGAGATGGTGATTTAAAACAAGACCCTATCATTCTTGGAACGTCAGCAGGTATTCCACAAAAAGGTTATAAAGAAACTGTAACCGATGAACAGGTTAGTAGGTCAGTTGAAAGAGGTTTCAATGACCCAAGAAAATTAACCGTTGCAGATTATAATGATACACCCGATGGGCCTAATCCAAAACAAGATGTTAGACGAGGATTCGGAATAACAACTGCATTAGATACTGCACCAAAAACACCAAAAGAAATTACAGTCATGTATGATGCAACTGGTTCTAAGATTACAGAGACAGAACTTACTGAAAGTGATTTACCCTTCTATCCATTATACACCGACCAATCCGATTTGTCAACCTTTGCAAGAGGAACACTCAAAACTGGAACTTTATATGACCATAAATTATCAGACAATCTAGAGGGATTCCTAGACAGTGCAGAGGAACCAGTCTATCCATACAATAAAGTTACTCAAACAGAGTCGGGTCATTTAATAGAATTAGATGACACTCCAACTAAAGAAAGAATTAATTTACATCATAGGTCGGGAACGTTTCATGAGATACATCCCGATGGTTCAGAAGTTTCTAGAATAGTTAATGACCACTATCAAGTAGTATGTAAGGATGACAAGATTTACATAGCTGGTAATGCAGATGTAACCGTAGAGAAAGGTAACGTAACTATCAATGTCAATACAGGTAATGTAACAACAAACATATTGAAGGGTGATATGACCACAACAGTATCAGAAGGAAATGTTCTTACAACAGTATCAAAAGGTAATGTCAATCTAGATGTGACCGAAGGTAACGTAGATGCACAGATTGGTGGAACACTAAACGCAGACGTAGTGGGTAACACTACATTCACTTCACCAACTACAAAAATGACTACAAATCTAACAGTTGACGGTACGGTTCATATCACTGGAGCTCAGACTAATAAGAAATCTATAGTTGCAGATGGCGAGATACAAACTAAGAAAGGTAATAAACCTAAGCTTTCATCTCATACACATAAAACAACTGTGAGTGGTGGTTCTAGTTCGGGAACATATAGTTCCGTTAAACCAAGTTAGTAATAAGTAAGCGAGTATAAATAGATACATGGCAAAGACACTAATAAATAACGGAAAAACAGTTGCAACAAAAAATATCTATGCCGATATGGATATTACAATGAAACCACATCCTGTTACTGGTGACATTACAACCAAAACAGATACAGATGCAATTCGTAGAGCAGTAAGAAATATAGTTCTTACCAACAAATATGAAAGACCTTTCAAGCCAAACTTTGGTGGTTCTATTAGAAATATGTTGTTTGAATTGGACACAGATAGAAAGGTAAACAGAATGAAGTCTACTATGAAAAAAGTAATAGAGACTTTCGAACCAAGAGTCAAAAATGTTGTAGTATTGTTTGGCGAGGTTGAGAGAAACGAGATGGACGTAACCATCTTTTATAACATAACCGACGGTGTAAAAAACCAAGATTTAACATTCACCGTAACGAGGGCAAGATAAGATGGCAACAAATAGTTCACAAATAAACGTCACAGATTTAGACTTTGATTCAATTGCAGAAAATCTAAAAAATTATTTAAAGGGTCAAAACCAATTTAAAGATTATGATTTTGAAGGGTCAAATATGTCGGTCTTGATTGACCTTCTTGCATACTCATCACACATTGGTGCAATCAATACAAACATAGCAGCTTCGGAATTATTCCTAGACTCTGCACAAATGAGAAAGAATGTAGTATCTCGTGCAAAGGATTTAGGATTCATTCCAGCGTCTGAATCAGCTTCTGAAGCAACAATCGATGTTGCATGTTCTAATGTAATTAATGCAAATGGAACATCTCCTACAACTGCAGAAATGCAATTGTTAAGAGGAACAGTATTTCAGACAGTATATGATGGAACTAATTATAATTATGTAGTGACATCAACAGTAAGACCTAGTCAGAATGGAACTACTTACAATTACACGGACGTAAACCTTGTACAAGGAACTTATGCAACAGACATATACATCTTTGATTCTCAAATTGCAAATCCAAAATTCGTATTATCAAATCCAAGGGTTGACAAATCTAAGGTAAGTGTTACAGTTACATCAAATGGTATTACAGACACATATGCATTGTCAACAAACATTTCATCAATTAATACAACCTCTAAAGTATATTATACACAAGAGAATGAAGAAGGATATGTTGAATTGTATTTTGGTGATGGTGTTCTTGGTGCAGCTCTTAAAGACGGTGATTCAATTTCAGTAACCTATATTGTGGTAGATGAAAATCATGCAGATGGAGCTAATCAATTCTCAATGGTGGGAAGTATCAATGGATTCTCAGACATAAGAACTACAAGAGTTATTGCATCCACAGGTGGTGCAGAAAAAGAATCAATAGACTCAATCAAATTTAAAGCAACAAAGTTCTATACATCTCAGAACAGACTGGTAACACTGAATGACTACAAAGCAAAGGTCAGTGAGTATTACCCGAACGCAGATGCAGTTGCAGTATGGGGTGGTGAAGACAATGACCCGCCTGAATATGGAAAGGTGTTCATTGCGCTAAAACCTAAGAACTCAGACTATCTATCAGATACAGAAAAGGCTGCAGTACAAACAAAACTAAATGCATTAAATATGATGACAGTAAGACCTACCATTATAGATGCAGACATAGTTAAAATTTTAATAACATGTGTGTTCAAATACAATGAGAATGCAACACAATACTCTAACGGAGAATTGGTGACATTAGTAACAAGTTCAATCAATACATTCGATAATACTAACCTTGCAAACTTTGATGCAGTATTCAGACATTCAAATCTTGTTAAGGCAATCGATGAAACAGATAGTGCAATTCTATCTAACACATGTAATATCAGATTAAGAAAAAGAACTACTATAAAGACTGGACAAGAAACAGGTTATACAAGTTCTTTTGGTAATGCATTTTATAATCCAAACATTGGATATAATGCAGCGGGTGGTGGTATCACCCAAACAACAGGTTTCTATACTCAAGGGGATGCAACTAACCTTCATTATTTCGATGATGATGGTAACGGTATTCTAAGAAGGTACTACTTATCAAGTGGTGCCAGAGTTTATTTGGATAATACAGCTGGTTTAGTGGATTATACAAATGGGAAAATAACAATCAATGCCATCAATATTACTTCAACGAGTAATACTGATTCAACGATTGATTTCACAGTTATCCCAGCAGGTAATGATGTGGTCGCAAACTTAGGTAACTTAGTTGACATTGACCCTCTAGATGTTAAGGTAACAGGTGAAGTAGACACCATTGCAAGTGGTGAGTCGAGTGCTGGAGTTGGTTATTCATCAACATCAACCTCGTCATATTAATTATGCATAGAGTGGTCTAAGACTGTAGGTTCAGTGCTTAGAGTAGCATTCCTCGAAAGGGGTTTTAATTAAATTAGTCAATTTTAGGAGAAATAAAAATGGCAGATAAGAAAATAACAGCTTTAACAGCAGTTGCTGATTCAGAAATCGGTGCTGATGATTTATTGCACATTGTAGACAACCCAGGCGGAACTCCTGTAAACAAAAAAATGACCATTGGTCAGATGTTTGAAAACATTCCAACTCACTTAGCAGTAGATGATATTGCTACATTGACAGCATCAGCATCAAACCTTGCATCAACTTTTGCAACGTTCATTGATGGAAGTTCATTTGGTGGTGATGTTGCATTCACTTTGGATAACGGAACAGACGTAGGTCAGTTAAAAATTATCCTTGCTTCAACTGAACCAGCTTCAACTCATAAAGCTAATATTACTGTATCAAACTGGGGTTTCTCAGCTGACAGTACAGAGCAAATTAAGTTGGATACTATTGGTGAAGCAGTAGTGTTAATATGGAACGGTACCAAATGGTATGTCGTTGCAAATACTGGTGCAACTTTAAGTTAAGGTTAAACTAATATATGTCACACCAAGATTATACTATAGATAAGTTAAGTCAGAGACTTCCTTCATTACTTCCCGAGTACTTGAAAGATGAATCTCCGATGTTTGAGGCTTTCCTCAATGCATACTTTGAATATCTAGAAGCAGAAATCTTAGTTCTCGATGTAGAGAGTGACATAGATGGTATTTTAAATGAAGATGGTACAGGCTCCATGTTATTGGAACCTGCTACCATCTCGCCATCACCCGACGAAGAAAATTCATTCATAAAATATGAAAGAACAGATTCCAACCCTCTTGATTCACAATCACTTTTAGATTCAAACGATAATGTTATTACTGCACAACCTTTAAAGGTTGGTGAGTATATTGTTGGAACAAATAGTAAAACGGTTGCAGAAATTACAGTTATAAACAATAAACCTAGTGGTAGATGTTTATATCTTAAGACAATATCGGGAACTGGTTTTGCAAAAGGCGAAACTATCACTGGACGAGAAGGAAGGCAAACAGCCACAGTAAAGTCCTATAAAGAGAATACAATTCTCGCAAACAATCGACTATTAGATTATTCTGATATCGACCATACAACGGAAGAGTTTTTAAATTACTTCCAAACAGATTTAGCACCAGCTTTCGATTTAGGTCTCACAATGAACAAGAGACTTACAATCAAAAACATCAAAGACCTATATCAACAAAAGGGTACAGAAGAATCATTAAAGTTCTTAATGAGACTTATCTATGGTCAAGATGCAGAGGTGCGTTACCCTTACAACGAAACAATATTTGCATCCGATTCTAATTACTCTCAGAAGAGAAGAGTAAATGTAAAGATGACAAAGGTTGGTAGTCTACCGCTTGCCACAGATAAATTAATTCAATATACAGACTCTTCAAAAGTACAGGTTCTAGCTGAATCAGTTGTTGAAGCAGTCTTTGTTACAGATTTAAACAAAGACGAATACTCATTAGAGATTACAGACAATCACAAAGGTACCTTTACTCAAGGTGGTACAGTATTTTTAATTGATAGAGATGGTATAACAACCGAGACTGCAACTATCCAAGGTCTAGTACATTCTATAAACCATGATGCATCTGCAACCTATGTTGGTGTAGATTCTGAAGATGGTATGATATCATTAGAAGATGGAAATAAAACATTATTAGAAGATGCGTCTGGCGGTGGATTTATACTACAAGAAGCTGTAGAGTTCGACCTACTATTTGAAGATGGTGGTGGTGTTCTACTCGAAGGTGGTAATGCTGGTTCTATGTACAGTTTTGCTGATAGAATTAATTTTACAGGTGCAAAGGACAATCTCGACACTATAGAAGCAGTATCCACGATAAGTGGTTTATCTTTAGGTGGTGTTCAAAAAATATTTATTGAAACTGGTGGAACCAATTATGAAGGTGGAGAGATGGTTGTCTTTGATAACTTTGCCACTGGTGGTTCGGGTGCAGCTGGTATTCTAGGTTCAGTAGGTGACGAGGTCATCCAAGAAAACCATGAGACATTTGGTCAGTATGAATATATTGCAACTGCAAATCAAACACTTTTCAGTGGTGATGACATTCATGGAAAGAGTCTTTTCTTTAATGATAACTCAATCACAGTATTTAAGAATGGTATAGAAAGAAAAGCTAATACTTCACATACAGTTCATGACTATTCACATAAAAATGATAGAGTAGTATTCACAGAACCATGTAGTGCTGGTGATGTAATTGAGATTGTTATAGAATACTACAGAATAGTTTATGAAGATGGCAGAGTTATAAACTATAATTCTACCGATGGAAGAATCAGAGAAGTCTTAATCACAGACGGTGGTGCTGGTTATCACACTCTTCCTAAATGTTATCCAGGCGGACATATTTTTGTTAAAGATGTTACAGGTTTTGTAGAAGGTGAATTATTAGAACAAAGAGAGAGTGGTAGTACAACTGCAAACGCAACAATTTTAGAAATAGATAAAAGATTAAATAGAATCACAGTTTTAAGAAACAGTACACATACAGGTATATTTGGTAACGGTAAATTAATTAAAGGTAATGACTCTTTAGTAACTGCAACTATTCTGAATAACAATGTTGCAACTGGAGCTGGAGCAAAATTATTTGTATACTCAGCTGATATCGGTGCAGTTCAAGAATTAAACATTCTAGACCAAGGTAATAGATTCACCTCAGATGCAGTCGTAAGTCCTACATCTATTTTCCCTATGTTGATTACAACTCCAACATCATCACTAAACAGTGGAACAAAAATTGTTGGTGATATTTCGGGTGCAACTGCAACCGTAGTTAATTATGACCAAGACAGACACATCCTTAAATACACAAATTTAAAAGGTTCTTTTTTACAGGACGAAAGAGTTGCATATGAAAACATAGATTCATTTACCGTAATGTTCGATGACCCTTATAATGGTCGTGGTACGTTTGGTGGTGAAGGTGTAATACAAGAACAATTCCTAGGAGACAAGTCTTGGTTAGATGCAACAGCAGCCAACATACATGATAGTTATAGATATCAATCTCACTCTTATGTAGTTAGAGTTGGTGAGTCTATTAATAAATGGAGAAGTATAGTCAAAGACTTGCTACATCCAGCTGGTCATATATTCTTTGGTGAAGTTGCAATCAAATCAGAAGTAGATGCATCATCCGATAATGCTGTGTCAATGGTACCGATGGTTATCATGCAATTACATCCTACAGATAATGTATTGTTAGAAACCTCAGATAGAAATCAAGAAGACCACTTAGCATTAGAAGATGGTTTTGCAATTGACCATGACTTATACTCAACAACAAACATACATCTACTAGAGAATGAAAACTCTAGAGATAATTTTGCACATACTTCTAAAGAAACACAAAGAATTATACAGACATATCTTACAGACTATATGGTTCTTGAGAGTAAAGTAGATGGTAAGATTTACGAAGACCATCACATACTATTTGAAGACGGCACTAAGGTTCTCCATGAATTATCGAGACCCGAGAGTAAGATTAACGATGAAAGATTCATCCCAGCTGCTAGGGTTAATGCACCAATAACATTCTATAAAGATGCTGGTTCACCAACCTCAGATGGGGTTTTTGATACAGAATCACTTAGAGTTACAGCAATCCAAGATAGTGACGGTGATGGTAGTGACGATTCAGAAGCAATAGTCATAACAGACCCAGTACAAAAATCTACTAGATTACAATCAAGACACGTAAATATTCAAAGAATTGTTTCTAAAGCAGAACCAATAGAAAGAAAAACAACTAGAACAGATGGTAATCCGAAGAAGGTTGCTGTTCCTGTAACAGTTTCAAATGGTAAGTTTGTAATGGGAATTGCAGACGGAGCTGGAACAATAGAAGTTCAACAAGGATATCAATACTTCTTCTCAGTGCCTAAAGCACATATATTAAAATTCTCAACCACTGCAGATGGAACTCACGGTGGTGGAACTATCTATACAACTGGTGTTATAAACTACAATCATAATAATTCAGCTGATTTATATAACTTGACTCAGTTAATTGTAGATGGTTCAACACCTTCTACTCTTTACTATTATTGTACACTACATGCTGGAATGGGTGGAAGAGCAGCTAAAATTGTTCCATCCTTTGATACTGTATTATCATTATATCCAACAGACCAGTATGGAGACCATGTAGAAATTTCAGGCATTGGTGGTAACGGAACAGAATCTATTTTAGACCAATCATCACCACCAAATCTTATACCATTACCAACAAGAACTTCTATGGATGGTAAAGTACAGACTTCAGTACAAACACTTAATGACGAAGGACTATTATTAGAAACTGGTCATAAGATTGTACAAGAACAAGTTGATAACTTCATGAGAATGGAACCTACTCATACACAAAATACAAATGCAGAGGAAGGAGACTTCGTTCAATTTGAAGCTGCAACTGAAGTCTTGGTAGATGGTTCACCAGTATCAATAGGTAATGAAGCTATGCATATAGAAGACGCAACCATAGTTAGAGAAGAAGAATATTTTGTAACAGAAAGAAGTCAATCATATGCAAGAGCAGAACAAAATTATGGTTTTGGAACAACATTAAGACGACTAAATATGTTATCAAGTCAAGAGACTTATGATATATCTTACTATATGAAAGGTGAAGGTCATCGTGACTCAACTAGTAATAATGATGCAGTGATACAAGAAACTGCAAATGCAGTAAACAATTCTACCACTGTAAACTTTAGTTCAGCAATCAGTTCAAGGATTGAAGTTGGAGACGAGGTGTTAGGAACTAATTTAGATACCGCTCCTACAATTGCAACCATAGTTAGTAGTACTCAAATCACTTTGAGTCATGCAATTACGATAACAAGTAAAGCTTTAACTTTTGAAGGACATGATGGTATAGTTTTAGAGAATGGTGTAGGAAATGTAATGTTAGAAACACCTAAATATGAAGGACTGAGAATATCAGAATTCGAAAACTACTTCCCACATCGATATACAGATGAATATGAGAAGAGTTTTGCAAACAAACGAACAAATTTAACATATTCCGCTTACGTTAGGTCGGGTTAGTGTTATAAATAGTATTATATAATTTCGGGAGAGAAATAAAAATGGCAGCAATAATTACAGAGAAGTTTCGTACACATAACGCGAAACAATTTAAAGAAGACTTCTCAGCATCAGAAGGAGCTTCTTCAACTTATATATTCATAGGAAGGTCATTTGCATGGCCAAACGATGCAGTTCCTACTGCACCAGCAAACTCAGTTGGTGAAGAGTTAGACGCAT